TATATTAAAGTAGTACAAGCGTTAAAGGACGCTGACATTACAAACTTCCAAACCATGTCAATGGGGGAAGTCCACGAAGAAGTGGAACATATATATCCCGATAAGACAGTTAATAAATATGAAATGTGGCATCGAGCAGGTAACCTATTAGGTGAAGCTCAACTGAAGCCAGAAGTAAAAGAAGTATGGGATAGATTCAAATCTGTTTACCATGAAGGAGATAAAACATGTGGTTGTATAGAAGGTTTATATCATAACATACTATTACCTAATGGTGAAGTATCGCTATGTTGTATGGATTATAACCTAGAAGAAATAATAGGTAATTTGTATACACAAGAATATGATGATATAATGCCTAAACCACAAACATGCTATGACATGTGTAAAAGATGTGAGAATGGAGTAGACCCCATAACTAGCAATTCTAGTATGGTTAAAGAGTATGGTGTCGCAGACGCATTGTCTTGCGACCACTTTATAGCACCTGATGAGATGGTACAGTATTTAGGCTTCGATATGAACCCTGATAAACGTGTACCTGAAGCAGACATCATACAAAGCATGAGGGAATATATAAACCCTAGTGGAACATTTGTAGATGTGGGTGCACATATAGGAACTTATACATGGTTATTAGGACCTTATGCTAAGGAGGTTTATGCCTTTGAGCCTACTCGTAGAATTTATAATCATCTATGCGCTAATGTTTTATTAAAGAACCTTTCTGACAAAGTAGAAACTTATAATATAGGATTATCTGATACTAATGGTAAATTACCATTTTATGAGAGACAACCTGATGGAGGAACTAATGGTTTCACAGAAATTGGTTGGAAAGAAGATGATTCTTATATGCTGCCTGTTCTTAAAATGGATGAGTTTGATATAAAAGATATAAGTTTAATTAAGATAGATGTAGAGGGACACGAGCTTCAAGTTATCAAAGGAGCTTCTGAAACCCTTAAGAATAATAATTACCCTCCTATTCTCTTTGAAAGTTGGGAACCTACGAGGTCCCAAAGAGCAGGAGAACTTAGAACGGAGCTGTTTAATTATTTATATGAAATAGGATATACTGTCTGCCAGACAGAATCTCCTGAGATATTTTTAGCAAAGAAGGAAAAATTATGAACGAACTACAAGCAAAATTAGAACAATACATCGAAGCCCCTGATGTCCCCGAACATTCATTTGAATGCGGGTGGGAGTATGAACTCATCGGGCAATACGCATCTGCCATGGGTTATTACCTTAAATGTGCAGAGTTAACAGATAACGACCTTTTAGCATATGAGTGCTTAATGCGCAAAGCTATATGCTTTAGAAGGTTGGGAGGAAGAGAACACCACGTACAGAACTGTTGTCAGATGGCAATATCACTGCTACCCGGAAGACCTGAAGCTTATCATTACTTAAGCCAGTCTTTGGAGTATTCGGCCCGTTGGGTAGAATCCCATATGGTGGCTAGAGCAGGTCAACGCTTAAACGCAGAACGTGACCCATTAATGTTTGATATAGATGGGATGGATTTAGATTATCCGGGCCCTTTCGCGTTACCTTTCCAAGAAGCAGTAGCTTTGTGGTGGATTGGGCGATTTAAAGAATGTATAGAAAAATTCAAAGAAGTACAGGAAATGGAGTTAGACGTAGCATATACAGGCCACGTTAAGTGGAATATTGATAATCTAGAAGGTAGAGACGCTGATGCTTTAGCAGGAATAAAAAAGCATAAAAAGAAGAGCATTACTAATAAAGATGACATAATAAAGAAAATGCTTACGGAGTCAAAGAAATGAAGGACAGTTCAAAATCCCCTGTAGTGATGCCCGGCCCTAAACCAGATGGGTGGATATCCTCGGACGATTTTGAGCATATGAGGTCATTAGGTATGAACGACCCAAAAGAATACGAAAGACTAAAAGGACTATCTACAGAAGAACTTATGGAAGAGTATGTTGAGGATATAAGACCCACAGATAACTACCTGTCGTATATAGTAGTGGATGACTTTTATAACGACCCAGATATTGTAAGGGAATATGCTTTGACACGTGATTATGTACCTCGTGGAGAACATGGGGCTGTAGGTCATCGAACTCACGCAAAAAAGATATTCAAAGGAACTAAAGAAAAGTTTGAAACTCTAATTGGTGATAAGACCGTTAAAGGAACGGAGCTTGGTGGATGGGACTATACTACTAATGGCGTCTTCCAACACTGTATGGCAGAGGACCCCTTCGTCATACACGCAGATACTCAACGTTGGGCAGCTCTGGTGTATCTTACTCCAGACCCTCCTCCTCAATGTGGAACCAATTTATATAGACATAAAGCTACAGGCAAGTTCTCAGTAGAGAATGATGGTGATTGGAATATGTTCGCAGGGAACTTTTATGATGAAACCCCTTTTGAATTAGTGGATAGAATAGGAAATAGATATAATAGAATGGTATTGTTCGATGCAAGGAATATACATGCAGCAGCACAATATTTTGGAAATGATATAGATAATGATAGACTCTTCCAGATATTCTTTTTTAACACAAAGAATGCAGAAGGTATAAGAGTACATGGAATGGATATGAAGGAAATGGAGAAGAACGCATATGGAAACTAAATGGACCGCAAGTCATATGAGGTTGAGCCCTAGTAAAATAAATACGTATATGAAATGCCCTAGGGAATTTTATTATAAATATATAGCGAAGATACCTGAGAAGAAAACAATTCACTTGTTTCGTGGTACATTAGTACACAAAGTATTAGAGAACTTATTTAAAAATAAATTTAAAACCTTACCCCAATGGGAGAAGGGTGGACCCTCTGAATGGGTTCAAGAACAGTTTGAAACAGGCTGGGAAGAAAAGATAGGTAAACATAAATGGCTGTGGGAAATACACACCAAAGAAGAGATGGATGCTATGTATGTTGAGACTGAGGACTTATTACAGAATTTTGTTAAGTCCGTTGATAAAAAATTAACAGAAATGGTAAAATGGAAAATATTCAAAAATAAGTATCAAGCTTGGAATGCAGTAGCTCCTAAGTATGCTGAAAAATGGGTTAAGTCTTCAGAGTATGCTATAGTAGGAGTTGTTGACGTAGTATGTAATGATTTCGATGGTGGTACAACGTTGCTGGACTACAAGACCAGTAAGCGTTATGGTGCATACCTTCCAGAGGAATATTATCGCCAATTAATTATCTATGCATTTTTGTATACATTAGAGATGGGTGAGATGCCTAATTTTGTAGGCGTTAATTATCTACGCTTTGATGATACATTCTTTGTTAAGGTTAATCAACAAGTGCTTGATGAAGCTAAAGATATAATCAAGATGGTACATGATTGCATAAAGGAACGTGAAGAATATGAGGACCGATATGAACAAGTGCCTCAGAATCTCTGTAAGTGGTGTTCATTCAATAAAGAACACAACGGTGGGCCATGTGACGTGGTAATACCAAAGTGGGAACCTAAATACAAGAAAAAGAAGGAAAACTATGAAGATATCTCTAAGCAGTCCAAACTCCTCATTGAATTGGAAAACCAAGAACAGTTTCCTGAGTTTGATTAGGGCAATCTTTATATACTTGCGCGGTGTAGAAAATATCTATGGCGCGCGACGATTATGGAGCCATAAACGTGATTTCTGATGAGGAACGCGAAATCCTAGGCATAGGAGGCTCCAAGAAACCTGATGATGACGATGAGAAATTGTTCGAGACTATTGGTAAAGCTGCTGATAAGATAGGGGAAACCCAAGTAGGCAAGAAGATAGGAACAATAATAACTATAGTATTGCTAGCTCTCTTGAGTGGAGGGGCCAATATGTCTATCATTCACGATTATTTAAACGGTGATGAAGAAATTGGTCCTGTCGGGGGCTGTTTACAGACAGATGCTACCAATTATAACCCACAAGCTACTTTCGACGATGGAAGTTGTAACTTCTTGATTATTATATATGGTTGTACGAATTCTCAAGCTGAGAACTATCAACCTAATGCTACGCATGACGATGGTCGTTGTGTAGTTATAAATGATAATCCCAATGGCACCAATGGTAATGGTAATGAAACCGCTGCCATCTATGGTTGTACAGATATAGAAGCCAATAATTATGATGATAAAGCTACTGAAGATGATGGTTCATGTGATTACGAGGATGAATATGAAGAAGAACACGGGAACCACACATCGGTACACTTTTATCCCGGTTGGTATAACGAAGAGACCGATAATATGTCTGTCTTCTGGGTAGACCCAGATGCTGACGGTATTTCCGTATTAACAGATATAGATACAGATTGTTATGATTATAGTACGTCCGTATTAGTTTATGTGGATGTATGGCATGAGGAATCTGGTGATTATAACTGGACCGATTTATATTTTACAGTTAATGGTAATGATTGGGACGACCATTGGTTTAATTTCACTTTTGAAGAACTTAATAATACAGAAGGTACATGGTCCATGTGGGTAGCATTACTCGTATGGGACGATGTAGATGAAGAATATATCTTTCAACAACAGTTTGATATACCAATGATAAGAGTGGAGGAGCCATGAAGGCCAAAGATATGATGCAGTTAACAGATAAATTAGATATGATATTGTCAGAACTGGACGACTTGAGAACATTAGTTATAAAGTCTACAGCAGACGAATATAAAAGAAGTATGGAGGAAGAATGAGTAATCATAAAAAAGATGCAGCATCCCCTGATGGGAACTTTGCTAACTTTATGATGATGTTAGTAGCAGCACCAGTAGTTATGGCATGGGTAGGACTATCTATATTTTTAGTTACTATGGCGTTCAGAGAACCCACAATAGTACAAGATATAGAGTCATATAAATCAGTATTACTGATTATAGGTTCACCTGCGCTAGTAATTATATATAAGGTATTAGAGTTATGGACTGCTCAACAGAACAGTCAGATAGAACAAACAAGAAAAGGTACGTTTCGTAATGGAGACGAACACGAACACGAAGAGGAGATAAAGAAATGAACGATTTTGAAATAAGAGCGATGTATGAACAAGTACAACAGATGGAAGTGAAAATGAAAGCATTAGAGGTAGTATTGAACGATTGCCTCGACAGACTTGGCCTAGAGAGATTAGCTAGGCTAAAAGGAGAAGAATAATGCCAACGAAAGAACTATATGAAAAATATCAAGGTAACCAATCAGATAAGAAACCTGTGGAGTCATCCGCAGGAGGATTGTTTAAAGGAGAACACTGGTCAGAAGAGTACGCAAAGACTCTAGACTGGGAACACCCATCACAAGCAGAAATAAATGAGATGGCTCACGCTTCTCATAAAGCTATTACCTGTATGGATAAAATGCCCGAAGATATTAAAGATAAGCCCGCAATTAGAGAAGTATATGATGGTACAACTTATAGCTTAGCCTACATTCCTACTCAAGAATATCTAGAAGATATGAAAGAGAGTCACGAACGAGGAGACCGTGAATACGGTGCCCAGAACGAAGAGAGTGACCCAATGGATGTTTATACTGCAAAGTATGATAGGAAAGGAGATGAGTAATCATGGCTGACGATATTGTGGACGACGGGGCTGAGCCCTCAGAAGAAAAAACATGTTGCGACTGTTGTTGCACCAAAACAATCTTAGCTAAAATAGATAAGGAGAACTTTATTAATATGAACTATCAAGGTGAAAATGATAATAGTTTTACTACTCTAATAGGTAAGGTAGACGAAATACTTAAATTATTAAATAAAGAGGATTAATATGGCAGAAAATCAAAATAAAAAATACAACATAGATAAAACTCTTACAATGAGGAAGAGCGGACAAGGTGAAAAGGTTTACAGCCACGTTGGTGGTAAAACTCATGCCCTTGAACATCATGCTATATCTAAAGAGACAGCTCTTAAACAAATTAGAGATGTAACTGAATCAGAGATAGCACGCCGTGAACATCATGGTCATCATATTGGTAAGAGACAACATTCCAAAACCAAATACACCCATCATGGTTAGATATGGCTTACAACAGTAAATCTAAAAAACGTCGTGAAGCGGCAGCAAGAAAGAAGCCGGGAGGCTCAAACGTAGGAGATTATCCTAACGTTAGTAAATTTGCTGGCCCATCAGGAGGAGCACCTAAAGGTAGCTATCCTATTAATACTAAGAAGAGAGCTAAATCAGCTCTTAAGCTGGCACATAATGCGCCAAACCCAGCTGGTATCAAAAAGGCAGTATACAAAGAGTATCCTTCTTTAAAGAAGAAAAAGAATGGTAAGAAAAAATAAGAACGGAGTTCCACGTAAGAAGCCCAAGAAACGTAGAGTTAAAAAGGGCGAGAAAGCTTATCGTGGTAAAGATGGTAAACTCAGGAAGAAAAAGAGATGAGTATCACAAAAGAAGAAATTATCGCCACAATAGAGGCAGACTTAGCTGACGCTGAAACCAAGTTAAGTTCTCTTATGTCTACAGGAAGTATGAGTGAGGATGAAAGTAAGGTAGCTAATTATATAGGCAGATGTACCCTCCTCAATGATACAAAAACGTGGGTAACGGATAACCTCTAAGTAAGCTTTATATAGTAGGGGGTCCTACTATGTATAGGCTCTCACAGAAGGGCCAAGGCACCACAGGACACTTAAACGCAAGCGTCACGGTGGGAGCCCCAAAAAAGGAAAAAATATGTCAAATAATACGACAAACGAACCAGCAACTAACGAGACTCTAGATAACGTTACTGCTGACGAAGTAAGCGAATCTGGAATGATAGATGGTATATTGGATGCATTAACTGACTCACCTGAGCTCATGCTCGCCGTAGCAGTTATAGGAGCACTTGTTGCTTATATTGCATACACACAGCCAGCTGTAAAAGCGTTAATATATAAATTCGGAGGCTCTTATTTGAAGAACCACGAAGCCGAGATAGATAAATTAATCGAGGTACATTTAACGTCTGCCCAGTTGAAAGCTTATGAGAAGCTAGATGTTCTAGCACAAAAGCATGTTAAAGATGCAATGCTCAAAAACGTAATACTATCTGTATGGGACCAGAACGACGACAAATTTGTTGCCGCGGTCAAAGCAGAAACCAAAGCAGCTTTTGCTAGCGCAAAGACTCTTTGAACGAACACGAGTATGAGCAGCGGTTACGCCAGCGAGTAGGTGAAGGAGAATATGAACGTCATAAAGAACTTGTACGCTTGCTGGCTCGCAATCTTGCTCTTGAAGACATATTGTGGGAAGAAATTTCTTTACATATTCGGGATGTTAACTTACGAACAGAGCTCTTGCGCCAAAGAAATTCAATCGTTCGTGACATACATACGGAATTCAGAGCATTAAACATAGAGATACCTACTGTAGTGGAACAGCGGACGGAAGGGTTTGCTAGTTTCTTGGAGGATTTAACAGATGACGAAAGCGATAAGAAACGAGACAAAGAAACTGAAAGCGACACTGACAGGTAAGAGCGCACATGATTCAAGAGAATTAGAAGAGATATTTGAAAGCTGTAGATATGATGAAGACAAAATGCTTAAATTGGTTAGAGCTTTTTGTGAAACCTATTTAATTGATAATAAACAGCGCGCTTTAAAATTAAGACCACTCCAAGAAGAGATAATAGTTAAATCATTAACTCACCGTGAAGATGGTGGTCAACGTAAATTAGCTATCTTAGCTCCACGAGGCAGTGGTAAATCTTATGCCTTAGCTGTAGCTGTGACTATCTATATGTTCTTTAAAAGATTTCGAGATTTAATATTTGTATTGGCTCCATCAGAGGACCAAGCAGCATTAATCTTTGGTTATGTTTATAGAAACTTTAAGGATAATAGATTTTTAGATAGCTTAGTAGATAATTATAAATTTCACAATAAGCCCCATATACGCATGAAGGGGGGCACAATGATGCGTAGAGCTCCATTAGCGCCTAGTAATCAAGGGCAAGCTATACGAGGACAACATCCTACTTTATGTATTGTGGACGAAAGTCCTCTAATTGATGACCATTTATTTGTAGATAACGTAGAACCAGCGATAGTTTCAAATAAGGCCCCGTTCATAAATTTAGGTACACCAAAGTCAAAAGAGAATCACATGTACCGATATCTCTACTCAGAAGCTTATGAAAGTAGTTTCACGAGATTGGTGTTTTCATGGAAAGACGCAATTAAACAAGGAGATGCTTATTCACCTCCTTATACTGAATTAGAAATGTTAGATAAGATGACGGAATGGGGGGAAGATTCTATCTACTGGAGGACAGAATACGAATGTGAGTTTGTAGAGAGTGTATCGCAAATATTCAATCCAGAAAAATTAAGGGACTGTTTTGATGAATACGAACCGTGGACCAGAGAGACTCTCGATGACGAGCGAGGAAATCTTCCTAATGAAATTTCTGTCGGTGTTGATGTTGGGAAATCTATTAACTCTACTGTTATTACCGGATGGGCAAGGGAAAAACTTACTACTGAGGACGGTGGACATGATATTGCCCGTCTTATATACGTGGAAGAAATCAATCCTAGAAGTGGTGGACACGATATTCCATACCAGCGTCAGCGTATCATTGACGTCTGTAATCGTTTGCACGCTAAGCGTCTTATCGTTGATTGTACTGGTATTGGTGGTGCGATTGAACAAGACTTAAGGGTAGAGTGTATAAATAGTAGTCCCCAGATACATTTCCTACCTTTCATTTTTACGGGTGGTCCGAGAGGGACGAAGACCCAGATATATAGAGATTACGTTTCTTATATCCAACAAAAACTAGTAAAGGTACCTAATCCAGAAAGCCAAGAACCTCATATAAAGAGATTAATTTTAAAATGGTATGCAGAACATAGAGACCTTGAATATACTATGGATGCAGCCAATAAGACCGAAAAGATAGCAGCTCCTTCCGGAAAACACGATGATTATTGTGATAGTTCGGTAATGGCGCTACATGCTACCTTATCTATGCTTCCTGCTGGTGCAGGAGTGGCCTCATCTAATAGAGGCGGAAGTAATAGCGATAGAATACGAAGAGCACCCACTAGACAACAAAATTGGAGTGGAAAGTCTGTTTTAACCACAGCTGCTCGCTCTCATCGCCTTAATAAAGGTATACGCTTTTAGCACAATCTTTATATACTCCTTTCGGTTTATATATATGTGACTAGCCATGTCAATAATTGATAGAGTGCGAAGAAGGTTCGCAAATGTGGGGGCTAATCCCCCTTTCAAAGAGAACGACCCACGAGATTTCGGAGCAGGTGTCATTAAAAGACTCAAACTTCAAAATAACGGTTACAATGTAAGAGGAAAAGGAGATTTTGAACCACATATAGGTGCTCCACGTACTTATATGAATGTTTATTTACAAGACCCTGTTGTAAGAACATTAATAGACCTTCCATGCTTTTATGCTGTAAAAGATAACTTTGATATAGTAACAGAAGATGATGGTGTCCGAGATACTATCGAAGAGATGTTCAGAGATATAAATATTGAACAAACTATATATGGTTGGGTAAGAAACGCCCGTGTTTTTGGTACGGGTTATCTGGAGTGGACTGGAGACAACTTAGTTCTTCGTTCTAGCCAAAACATGTACGTTAAGAGAAACGAGCATGGACAAATAATGTATTATTATCAAGATGTCGGAGATGATAAAGAAAATATCAGATTTGAAGAAGATGAGATAATAGAACTTAAAAATAATCCCTTTGACGATTATGCATATGGTTTATCTGATATACACCCTATAATGTATCTGATAGACTTAAAAGATTATGCAGAAAGGGATATAGGAGCCGCACTTAATAAATATGCAATATCAAGATTTGATATATCTTGCGGTCTACCTGATATGCCCTATGGCCCTGATAAGATTAATGAGGTTGTAGACGCTTTTAATAATTTAGCACCCGGTGAAGATATAATTCACGGTAATGATATAGCTATTAAAGAATTAGGTGGAACACAGAGAGCATTTGAGTATGGAAAATATACTGACGATTTACTGGCTAAAATACACATGGCTTTAAAGGTTCCTTTAACTATGTGGAGCGACCCTGAAAAGGCTCGTCCCATATTTGAGCCATATGTTAATTATTTACAGTCTGCGATAGAAGGTGCATTAAATGCACAGTTGATGCCTCAATTAGAATCCGGCGAAGCTAAATTTAGATTCCGAGCCGTTAATATAGATGATGCATTTACTAAAGCTAAGACAGACATGATATATTTATCTGAAGGCGTACTCTCACCCGGCGAAGTTAGAGAAGAACGTGGTCTTGACCCTGAAGGAGTTGTAGAATTAGATATGGAAACTTCTGAAGATGTTAAAGCATCACCACTCGAAGGTGGACCCGGTAAAAAGGAGAGCAGTAAGAACGCTAACATATCTGGAGGAAAAGATACAGATAAAAAAGAAGAGAGTGCGAGAGCACCAAATAGGGGAAACAAACCCTCCGCTAACGCGACAGGAGATAGAAAATGACGTACGAAAAATGTAAGACAACCGTAAGTGCAACACTAAAAAAGCGTGGTTTTGATAACCACAGCAATATGGCAGCTAGCATGTGTTCCATGTGGGCTGAGGAGAATGGTGTCGAGCGGGAATTTGCAGGAGAAACCGACAGAGTTGCTACTCAACGTACATTCGCTATTTCCCTTGAGGGAAATTCCGACATGACATTTAATAGCGATGAGGGGGTTGATTCTGTAACTTTCCCTGTGATAGCTATTACTTCTGGTCTCCATAAGTATATGGAAGACGAGATAAACAAAAAGGTTTATATAGAACCGACCATCTTAAAAGATAGTATAGAGAAGTTCTCAGAGCTTCCTATATATATTAATCATCAACGAACGCCTGAGGATTTAATCGGCATGGCTACTGACCCTGAGGTAATAGAATTGAAAGATGGAAAATATGGAATGCAAATGAAAGCTACTGTTAGTAACAAGACAGGACACGGACAAGAAGTGATGAATAAGGTCAAGGACGGGGATATGACTCACGTTAGTATTGATTGGTTCTCCAATGATATTGACGTTATGGGTGACACATACGCCACCAAGTTACGTCCCACAGAGGTAAGTTTCATTGACAATGAAAAAATGGACCCCGTCTGTAAGGAATGTACGATAGGAAAGGAATGTAGTTTACATGAGGCTAGTGACGACCACGACTGTGGTTGTGGTGGCACTGAAGGTTCATGTGAATGTGAAGACGGGAAGACAGAGGTCAAAACTATGACAGAAGAAAAAGTAGAAACCAATGTGAAATCCGATGCAGAGAACATTGTTGAACGCGAATTCGCTTCACTACGTGCTCAGCTGGAAGAGTTGAATGCTTCTAAAACGGAAGTCGAATCCCAGTATGCTGATGCTTTAAAACAAATTGAAGCATTTAAGCTCGCTGAGGAAGAGAGAGCCGCAAAGGAAGCTGAAGCAAGAAAGCTAGAGACTATTGAAACGATTATATCCAAGGAAGTTCTTTTCGGCACAGTCGAAGAGGAAAAGAAGGATGCACGCGTTGAGGAACTATCTGCTTGGGATGAACCAAGGCTGACTGGATTCAGCGACGCATTAAATGCAATGCCTGTCCCAGAAGTAGACACAGAGAGACAATTCGGAAAAGGAAAATCCAATGACGGAGAAGCTCCAGCTGCTGAAGAGACAGAAAGGCAATTTAGTGTAGAATTAATAAAAGATGGGCAAGTAAGGCTCAACAAAGAATTACTAAGAGGTAATTAAATATGGCAACAGAAATATTAGTAAATGACGGTGGTGCACCAGCAAGAATTTTACCATTCACAGCTGGCAGCACAATTACCGCAGGATACCCTGTGCAGATGGGAGCAGATGCAGAAATCGACCAGAACACAGTGGCAAACGGCAAACCACTAGGTTTTGCTTTGACCACGGTAACCAGCGGAAACGTAGCAAGTATTATAACAGGTCACGGTATTGTAATCAATGCGTACTGCTCTGGAACTATTGGACGAGGAGACGGTGTAGCTACATTAGCTGACGGTAACCTAGGACAATCTTCCGCAGTAGCTAACTCAATCGGTTATTACATCGACCCAAGTGGTGCGCACTCAGGTGCAGCTACATTACAACGTATACTGTATCAGGGGCTATAAGGAGAACATAAAACATGGCAGCATTAAACTCAAATTTAGCACCCGGTGTACTGACGACCCTAAATACAGGAGCGGCAGATGGCGGCGTGGGCGAACGTGTACTTATTGACTATAAAGATGCAATTCAGGACTACAAAGTTGTAGACCTACCTGCATTGTCAATGTTCTGCGACCCTATGACTACAGACACCGGCGGTGATATTGATATCACCTTCGCAAAACCCTCAATGGGTATGGAAGAAATCAACGAAGGAAACACTCCTAAGTACCAACACACCAACTTACGCTCCGAGAGAGTGTCCGTTGATGAGTGGGGACTTGCAGTAGGTGTAACCCGAAGAATGATAGAAGACTCAAGATTCAACGAAGTAGAAATGGCTTTGAACGAAGCACGAAGAGCAGTTGATAGACACGTTACAAAGAACGTTGTTTATGGATTACTCGGTGTCGGAGATTCAACATTAAAAACCGGTGTATCTGGTGGAACCTCAATTACAGCATCAACTACGGAAACAGTTATTACAACTTTCGCAGATGCTCAATATGGTGGTTTCCTCGGAAGCGGCGGAACTGTTAACTCCGGACGTATCTACTCCTATGGTAACACATCTGACGCAGTATTGACTGGAAGTCACTACGTTGAAGATACCGGTGCCGCAGGAAGCGTTACATTGAGTAAAATAACGGATTCGATGGAATTTATTGGAGGTCACGGGTACAACCCAACAGCTCTTTTAATTTCCCCCGGCCACTACAAGACCATCCTTAACATGGCAGACTTCACAACCGCGGTAGCAAACAGCGGCAGATACGTTCTTGATACACCCGTAGAGAGAACCTCAATCACAGGTCTAATTGGAAGCATATATGGATTGCGTGTATACGTCAATGCATGGTGTCCTCCAGATAGATACTTTGTATGGGATGAATCTGTGAAGCCTATGGCTTATGTTGAGAGAAGGCCATTGACTGTAGAAGAGGCAAACCCCGGTTTCGGAATTGTCGGTTCTTACATGTCGATGAGATACGGATTGAAGGTTGTAAACCCAGCGTCCGGTGTAGTTATCTATAACTCAGGTTAGATAGGTAATTATTAAGGGCGAACAGGAGGGGGCGCCCTAAGCTCCCCTCCACTTAAGTTTATTTTAAAACGGGTCCCCACCTATGCCAGCAAATATATTATCAAGTAAGACCAATTATGGTGCTAACAAAAATTACGTAGAGTCACGTGTCGGTACCGCTTCACAAGGTACTCAAGGAAGTGGGGGAAGCACGGGTGCACAGGGGTCTGTTGGTACTCAAGGGTCTACAGGAGCTACGTCTTCTCAAGGTTCTCAGGGAACTCAAGGTAGTCAAGGAAGCACAGGAACTCAAGGTACTCAGGGAACACAAGGAACTACTGGTACTCAAGGGAATACAGGAACTCAGGGAACTACTGGCACTCAAGGTACAACTGGAACTCAAGGCACAACAGGTACGCAAGGAACTACGGGTACTCAAGGAACGCAAGGAACACAAGGTCCTCAAGGAGCAACTGGAACTCAAGGAACTACAGGTACGCAAGGAACACAAGGAACCCAAGGAACTCAGGGAAAACAGGGACTTTTTGGTGGTAACAGTATAGAATTTAATTACAGTAGTTTCGATATTACTGCTGGTTC